AGCGATTCTGGCTGCCAAAGCGGGTGCTACTTATGTTTCTCCCTTTGTTGGTAGGTTAGATGATAACTCTATAACTGGACTTGACCTCATAAAATCCATCTATGATATATACAAAATACAAGGGGTAGATAGAACTAAGATTCTTTCTGCATCAATCAGAGATGTGAAAAGTGTGTCTGAATCATTTGCAAATGGTGCTGATATTGTTACCATGCCACCTAAAGTGTTAGATAAAATGTATAATCATGTGTTAACTGATAAAGGATTACTTCAATTTGATCAAGACTGGAGCGAAGTACAACACATGATCGGAGGATAAATGCATAACTTTACAGTTTATTCTAAAGAGGGTTGCCCTTTTTGTACAAAGGTGGTACAAGTATTAGAGTTGGCAAAATTAAATCATGTGGTCTATAAACTTGGTGATCACTTTGAAAGAGATGCTTTTTACGAACAGTTTGGTCAGGGATCTACCTTTCCTCAAGTCGTAATAGATGGAACCAACCTTGGTGGTTGCACAGATACCATCAAATATCTTAAAGAAAACAAACTAGTCTAATGAAACCCGAAGCTAATTTTGAAAATGTTTACGATATGATAGAACACGCTATAGAATATGCATTTGAAGGTCGAATGCAACTTAAATTCTACGAGTTTCTAAAGTATCGAAAGACAAAAAAGGTAGAAGTAGATTCATTTCTTAACAGTTCTACTGCTAAAGAATTATCAGATCAAGTATTAGAATTGGAAACTTACATAAAGGGTGGTGATAAAGTCTTGAAAGAGGCCTACGGACACATACCTAAACCAAAAGCAAGAAAAATAAAAACTTATTTACATGGAATACTCGAAGACGCATGGAGGTACAGTAATGACCGAAAACCCGGAAGGAAAAAAAAGACTTCTAAATAAAGACAAACCCGAAATTAATCGGGGTGTGGAATTATTATTAAGAAACAGGAGGGAAGAACCAAACAGATCTAAAAAGTTCCAGTTAAAGTTTTCTCTCTTCCGCAGAGAATTTGCTTTTTCTTTGGACATCAAAAAGAAATAAAATCTCTGGAGGATTCATGGAAACATTAATAGTAACACTGACATTAACAACTGTGATGTCACTACTTGCATTATTAGTAGGAGGTGTGATAGGATGGATGTTAAAGCAACATTCTTACGAAACTAATCACACAGCAGTTGCATATAATCATCCAGAGATGTATGATGAAAATGGAAATCTAGTTCCTGATGAAATTCTAGCTGTAAGGTTTGAAAATTATGACAACAACGACGAAGAAGAAGAAGACTGAATGGAAGGTGGCACAACTGCCACCTAATCCTTTTATATCTGAGATATTAGAATTAGTGCACAAGCAAAGAACAAAAGCACATAAAGTGAAAGTTCTTCAACACTATCGAGATGATGCATTAACTGCTATTCTTATATGGAATTTTGATCCAAGTGTAGTTTCTGCATTACCTGATGGTGATGTTCCATATAAACCAAATGATGTTCCAGAGGGAACAGATCATACATCTCTAAGAAGAGAATGGAAAAATCTCTATCACTTTATTAAAGGTGGTAATGATGGATTGAACTCTCTTCGTAGAGAGTCTATGTTTGTTCAAATGTTAGAGGGTCTTCATCCTAAAGAGGCAGAAATTATTTGTCTTGTAAAAGATAAAGAACTTACTAAAAAATATAAAGTTACTTTTGAACAAGTGAAGGAAGCATATCCTGATATAGTATGGGGTGATCGTACATGACAACCAAAACTGAAGAAAAGAAACAGGAACTAGAAAGAAATGCTAAGTTTGATCCTGCTGATTACTCCTGTGAAATTCTTTTAGAAAAAACCACAATGGATAAAGCAAGGGATCCCAAATATCCGAGTGATGCTTTTTATGTTCAATATAATAAAGATGGTAAGACTCTTTTAGATTTAACTCGATCTTCTAAGATGGTTAATATTTTTGATTTATACTGTGATCGTTATGGTAAGAATGCTGTTCAAAGTATTGAATATGGCCATGGATCTATAAATCCAAATATGTGGGGTTATCAAACTAAAGAAAAAAAACCAAAGAGAAAAAGATGAAAGATAAAGAACTCAGGAAACAAATAAACGAACTCATTCGAGATGAAATTCAAGATGTAATTAATGATTATGTTGATGAAAAAGAAGAGAGTAGTAAAGGTGGCTTGGGTTTTGTCAACAATGAAGATGATAAGTTAACTGTTAACATAAGTAACGATGAAGTCGATAGACTTATCAAAGAATATAAAAAGATAAAGAAGAACCAAAAATCTAATTTCTCACAGATAAAAAAACTTGGTTTAGTCGATAAACACGGAAACCCATTAAATGTTAAGCACTAATTATCGTAATCGAATAGTTGATATCTGTTGTCGAATGATGTCAACAGATGGAGAAGTTGCTCTAGATGATAGAATCTGGATGAATAAATTATGTGAAAAAAATTTACATGCAAGGGAATTGGCAGGAGCATTACTTTGTCCCGATAAACTAGAGTAAACCCTATAAATTAGGGTAAACTGTAACACATGTTACACAACTGCTTGCCTATATAGGCTGAATGTGTTAATATAAACACATCGTTCATCCTATGATAGAATTTGCACTACTAGCATCACTCCTCGCTGATCATAACGCTTCCCATTGGGAGATGTCATGTGCAGAGTGGAATAATAATAGGATTGAGATACTCAGTGATGTGAATCTCATACCTGATGCAAAGGAGTACCTTATAGATTACTTCCGAACGAAAGTACCGGATGATAATTGTCAAGCATTTATCATAGGACGCAAGTAAGCCGACTCGGAACGGGTTCGTTCATCTCCTACGGGAGACGCAAAAGCCGACTGAAGGAACGGATTTAAAACGTCCAATTACTTTAGGAGAAACCAAATGGCACAAGTCACATACCGTGGTATCAAGTATGATACCGAAGAGTACCGCAACATGGTACAAGCAGAGGCACAGAAAAGAAATCACGACCTAATGTATCGTGGTATCAAAGTAAAACGCAAGTTCGCTTCAAAGAGTTAACGGTACTCTCATAAAATAACAGAGGGGGTTTACACCCCTCTTTTTTTATATTATAATTAGATGAAAAGTAATTTCATGGACAAAGGGAAGTTAAAAGAAATCATCACTAGTTTAAAACTAATTGTTGAATCTTTAGAATCTGAAGTTATGTCTGACACAGAATCTTATCTATCACATGATGCATATGAAGTGATAAAGAAAGAATTAGATTATGATGAAATTTTCGAGGACGACGAATGAACGTAAAACTGATTACACTTACTCCTAAAGCAGAGGAGACAATGGGTTACATTGCAAGAGTAAGTAACCCAAAGAATCAGGAGAATCCAAAGGTTGCAGGTCTTTTATCCTATTGTATTAAACATGGGCATTGGAGTGTCTTTGA